GTGGTTCGAAAGGCGATTCTACTGGTGCTGACTGCCAGCCTGAGTGGGTGTATGGCAACCGCCATGCGTATGGATTATGACAAGCACCGTTGCCCCTACATCGGCATTCGGTTTGACTGGTGGTTGGTGGGCACGTCCAAAGGAAAACTGATTCCCTTTTTACTGATCGACGCGCCATTTTCTCTAGTGGTCGACACTGTCTTTTTTCCCTTCGAATATCAATACAGCTGCAATTTCTAAACTGCGGGTGGTGTTAGTGTTCAGGTTTGCTCTGTCCGGGGCTCAACCTGCATTCGGCTGAGTGACAGGCAGAAAACGGTCAGAAGCAGCCTGTCATAAGCGAAACGTTTCGGTTCGGAGCGGGCTTTTGCTTTTGCATATACGACGTTTTATATAACCTCGCGAAATTCGTTTCGAAACCTGCGTTGCAATATCCAGGATCCCGATATGCAGACTGACCAAAACAGACTACTCGCCCTCGCATTGCTGGAGATCAAGATTTTACTTGTTGATTATCTGGGTAGCGTTGTAGACGCCCCGACGAATGTTCGTGTGGCGGCACATATTGCCTATGCACTTCATAACGAGGCGGAGGCTGTTTACACCAATGCTGACTTTGCGCTTGATGGCGCATCCCAAAAAATCGCTGCGATCGATCAAATTTTAGGTGTCACTGACGGCGCCGCGCTATTGAGCAGATTTGATATCGAAACCTGATTCATTCCAGATAATGCTGAGCCAAGATGACTGCTATTGGCCCAATAGCGGTCTGTCGGGCGTCATCAAAACCGCGAGCGTCATCTTGATGAACTCTTCGTTTTTGTCGATCGCCCAGAGGGCGCCGCGCACATTCTCGGTTACATCGGCCGCCCCGCGCTGCTCCGCCCAATTCGATAACTCCATGATGACGGCCTCGAGGGCGAGTTGGTTTTCGTTGATCTTGAAGAGCAGGGAAGATAGCAGGTCTGAGTTGGGCATTTTGTGTTCCCTTAGCAGCTAAAGGAGCAGCGTAGCACCGGGATAAATGAAGAGTGTTTTACGTTTGGCAGGACGCCGGAGAAGAGAGAGCAGAGAGTTCTGTAACGCTTCAGCTAGCGCGGCGGAAATCTCAAACCCCAGAAACGACAAAGCCCTGAATAATCAGGGCTTTGTCGTACATAAGATGGCGGAGGCGATGGGATTCGAACTCATGGACCTGTTACAGTCGACGGTTTTCAAGACCGATATGCAAAGCCAGTGAAACCGGGGCCTGTAGCCGCTTTTCGTTACGATACGTTTATTTTTTGACACTTCTACAGCCCGCATTCTACAAGGGGCGGATTTTGAGTTTTGTAACGGTTTTTGGGGCTATTTCGATGGCTTGGCAATGGCGCCAATTCGTCGATAGACGCGCTCGGTAATGTCTCCTTTGGTGTGCCCCAAGAGTAGGCTCGCATCACCGACGTCGAGGATTTCCGACGCCGCTTTCGGCCTGATGTCTCTGAACTGGAAGCCTCCTATTTTCTCCGCCAACTGAACATCGCCTTTTTCTTCAGCCTCTTTCTTTGCCCTTTCTCTGGCGTCGTCCCATCGATCGCGGAGCATCTTCGCTGTCATCCGCTTGCCGCGTGCGCTCACGATCAAATAGCTGCAAATGTGCTGAGCATTGCGCTCGGCCATTTTCCCGATCAACAGGCCCAGACTGTTTGGCCCATCACCGTCAGTCATCTGGATACGCAGCTTTTTGTGTGTCTTGTTCTGCTGCACACCCAAGTAATTTCCCTCGACATCGTCCTTCCTCATGACCAGGACATCTGCCGGTCTTTGCCCGGTCAAATAGGCCAAGTCCATCGCGTCTTTAAGCTCTTGAGCTGCCTTCATGTAAACAGCATCCCAAACCACATCATTTGCGTAATAGTCCCTCGGTGTTTCCTTGTTTTTTCGCACGCCTTGGCAGGGATTTTCTTTGGTCGTCAGTCCCCATTCTCGAGCAATGTTGAAAACGTGGGAGAGGGTGGCAATCTCGCGATTCGCCCGAACTTTGGCGGTCCGCGCGTCGCGGTACCCTGCGATAGTTGCAGGGGTGATTGAGTCGATGGGAGCGCTGTCGAACATCGGCCGAAGCTGCTTGATCTCCGCCAAATTGTCCTTCTGCGTCCGTGCCGCTTTCTTCGATACGATGTCGCGGATATATCGGTCGAAGATGCCTTTCATGGTGCGCAGATCAAGAGGCTTTTCCTTCGCCTCCAGTTCCGCCCATTTGACCCTGGCCAAGTCCAGATCCTTGCCCAGCGGGATCGCCTTGCCTGTCATATCCAGATAGTAATAGGCGATCCAAACCTTTCCGCTTTTTCGTGTTCGTGTCCACTGGTACATCCGGGGCGGCAAGTTGCGTGTGTCGGCCTTGCGGGGGCGCATATCAATTCACTCGCGAGTAGTCTGGTGTCCATGCCGGTGCAGCCGGCGGCGGGTTGGGATCGGCAACCGTAGGGCTGATCATGCCCAGCTTCATGCGGGCATACATGCGGCCCACCAGCGGGCGCTTGCCGCGGCTTTCGACGAACACCCACTGGCGATCAATCAGCCAGCGGCGCTGGTAGGCCCGGGCCTTGTAGCCGGTGAGTGCGGCTAGTTCCTCGTCGGAGAGGATTTCGGTTTCCATGAGGTATTGCTCCATGCCGCACGTGGCGGCAGAAAGTGGTGATGGGTTAATCCATTGGTACCAGACGCCGCAATCGACGCCTTCAGATTGCAGCGATTTGTGCATGGCCTGCACGCCGGCGTAGCGCCGGTTGCCCTGGCCATCGAAAGGCGCGCCGAGGTGAAAGGCTCTGGCGTAGTAGGTGCTGGCTGACTTCATCCAGCCATGAAGGCCCGCATCGTGGAGCGTCTTCTCGCGAAGAAGACCGATGCGGAGATAAACAGGTCGAGGTTCGCGCTACCGCCATCATCAGGAGCAGATGCTGCCGCGGCTTTACCGGCTTCAATAGCGCGCGCGACTGCCGCCGCCACTGAGGTAGATGCGCTTCATGCTGCCACCTGCTGTTGTTCCTGGCTCAGTGCAGCCTGGACAGCCTCGACAACTCGGCGCAGGTACGTGAATTTATGATTTTCCTCGACAGCCTTTCCGTCGAGCGGGTAATGCCATTCCTCGCCGAACAGTTCTGGCAGTAATCTGCATTGATGCCAGCACTCGTCAGCGCTCTCTATGCTGCGCAGTTCTTCGATGTCGCGCCAAAGCTCTCGGGCTTCGTCTTTACTCAACTCACCCAGCTCCCACTCATGGCGCCTTGTCTGTTGCCGGCGGCGCTGAACGATGCACTTCTTGGCCAAAGTGTAAAGGGCGTTACCGCTGAACACTGTGGGGCTGCTCCCGCGATCCAGGCAGTTAAGGATGTAATGCCTGTCGCAGTCGGCGACAAACGTCCGCGACGTTGCGCGGGCCCATGCCACTCCAGTAGACGTTCCAGCAGTTGATCGTGATCTTGCCCTGGGCGGTCTGATAGCTCGGGTCGGATTCATTTGGGCAGTCGCGGCGGCCGAAGTCCTCGAGAAACACTGTAATCGCGTCGAGACGCGGCGCGCCGGTGGTCACTAGCTTGGTCACAGTCGAGCGCTCAACCTTCAGCGGCTCGGCCGTTTTGTTTTCTGTGGGCATGGGGATACCTGCTGAGATATTATGAGGTTTAATCTTTATTGTTTGCGGCTGAGCATGAGTACAAAAAACAGGGAAAAGTTTTTCAAACTAGAGCTCTCGCTACCGAATTTTGTGACGGCCGTTTCATTAGTTGTAATTTTGTTTTTATTGTTTAAGCCGAATAGCGGCGAGTTGGCGAGTTGGGTGCAGGCAGTTGGCTCAATTTTAGCTATAGTTGCTGCAGCATATATCCCATTTTGGCATGCCAAGGTAGCTTCGGCACGTAGGCTTCAAACATTACTTGGGATTATGGGAGTCATCGCAGATGATTCAATGGAGTCATTGTGGACGCTGACCAATGTTTTTTATCAGCCCGAAAAAGAAGAAAGCAATATGTTTGCATATCAAGGCTTTCATAAGGGGCGTGACTGGCAAAAGCTTTTAAACCAGCTTGAGCAGATTCCATTGGCAGAGCTGTCGCCAGCCGCAGCTCGCTCTCTCAGCATATTGAAAGATTCGGTTTCTTTTGGGGCTTACGTAGCCTCTCTTATCCCTGAGTGGATTGAAAGAGGAGGGCACTCTCAGTCTGATGTAGTACAGGTCCTTAGAGGTAAGCGCGATTTACTTGGACTGATTCGACAGGATCTTCCGAGGGTGCTCGGCTCGGTAATTCCTCACGCTCAAACTGTTGGAAGCAATGCTGAACTCAAGAGGCCTCCTTTAGAGCCGATATTAATAGATGATGCGAAGATATACAGACGATATGTTTGGCCGTCTGACAATTCCTCTCTTCCTGAGTATGTTTACATTCACGGCATTTATCCCTATGTTCATGATTTTGGACCGTATACAATAGAGTTTGATGATCATTGGAAACTTTTTTCTGATGTTGACACATATGTCAGGGGCATGTGCCTGCAGCTTCATAGAGAGCATTTGGACGCCATGTACATTGAGATGGGGGTTGGTGCTTTGGGTGATCAATCACCAGAAAAAAAGCAATGACCTTTTTGTGATTGGTGAGCATGTAGAAATGTGTGTCGGTGTAGTCCTGAGCCTGCTGATAGATGGCGTGTTCCATGCCGGGGCATGCCCGGGCGGTGGAGGTTAGTAAGGGATCAGCTACAGTTCAGTGATCAGCCAAAGGAGATTGGTATGGGCGTTACTGTCTGCGTTATATGTAGGGGCCAAGCTGAGGAGGGTTATCAGGTTGGACACTTTGTTGACTTCAAATGCCCGGACTGTGGGTTCTACTCAGTCAATCGTACGCTGCTTCGAGAGATGGAACAGTCGAAACTACGGTTCAATGTTGAGCGTGTGCGGCACTTTATTGCGGTCCATTCAAAATCAGGTAGTGTTGCGGCAATCGACCGGATCGGAGCAACCTTCCACCAGTTGATAGCATGAGTTATGTACGGCCGGTGAGGCTGCGCGTCGCACCGCAGATACGAAATACTTACGACTTCGGCTCAATACTGGCCACATAAGCCTTCAACGCTTCGTTCTTCACCTTTCCGTGCAACCCGTGGTGGATTTCGCGGTGGCAGGCGGGGCAGATGGCACCTATGTAACGTGGATGGTCTAGGCCGCCATCCGATAATCGATTTACGTGGTGCGGCTCTAGGTATGGTGAGCCGTCTGTCTTCATGAAAGGGGCCGTTTTCTTACAGCTCTCACAGTTTCCGGCTGCTCTCTTTAAAACGTAATTGGAGATAGTTCTGCTGCGACGATATACGGTTCTGCGTGCCGACCCGCTCTCTCCCGCAGATCCTGCTTCCGCAGCCGCAAGAGCGCGCTTTCTCGCCTCGGCAAGTGACATAGTTGGATCTGGGGCTTCGTCTTCTCCTGAGAACGTAGGGGAGTCGAGCTCGAGCCTTACAGGGACTAGGTTGAAAACAACTATTGCCCTGTCGTTGCCAAGCTTGTCAGGGCCGCGGCGCCATTCATGGCTCGCACAAGTGTATTCACCTAGGTACTTCTGGCCTAAACTTTTTCCGAGTATCTCGAAAACATGCAGCGCTTTCCCCTGCTTCGAATGCTCGAGAATTGCCAGGTTTCCTTTAGTCAGAGTCATATCACCGACCTGGCCTTCGCCTGTGTAGCTGAAAACTTGCTCTTCGCTATGAGAGTCGGTGTATCCGTACTGACTACCTGAGTCGCCGGTGAAAATGAATACCGCTGGGGCCTGCGCTGAGGGAGAAATTCCACTCTGGCGACTGCCTCCGAACAAATCGTGAATCTCAGTTTGCCGGTCATAAACCTGACCCGCCACAAAGCGCATCTCTTGATCAGTTGACCGTTGCAGCTCAACGATTGTGAATCCGTGCCGCTTCAAATATCCGTTGGTGGGCTGACCACCTGAAAACAGTCCTACCGGGGTTCCAGTGGCCAAAGAAACTATTTTTTTTGCAGGGTATAAAGTGCTGTTCGCGCTGATTGCGTAGCGATGCGCTTGGTTTTCAGTCCAGCCTTTCCACTCTGGGGCCCGGCGAAACTTTTCATCAAACTGTTTTAGAGCTTGGTCTAGCTTTTCTTTTTTTACCGCGGGGATTTTCAAAGAAACGTCCTTGTGGGCAGCAGCATTCATCAGATGGTCAATGCTCGCTCGCCCGGGCGGATGACGCAATAGCGAAATGCCGGCTCAATCTCGGCGAAGCAGGCGGCGCGCATGCCAAGCGAGTGCCAGGGCTGTGTCGCGGCTTCGATGCCGCTGCACACAGTCAGGCGCAGAATGGGAAAGCGCCAGATTCGGCGTGGAAGAATCCCCAGCCCTTGCCGGCGTTAGTGTTGTAGCTTTCGTTGAACTGGTTCATCAGGTCGTCACGCGTCTGGCTTTCGACCTGCTCGGCGCCGCCGAGAAACAAAATTGCTGGCGAGCCGTCGGGTTTTTTGTCTATCTTGTGAATCATGCTATGGAGAACAGGCTTTGCGGTTACCTCGGGTAGGGGCCGCCCTCCGTGGTTGGATACGGCAGGTAAGTTTTGGTCTTCTTCGAGGTCATCATGTAACCTCTAGCCAACTTCGTTATAGGTCTTGAGTCCATATGACTGATTGCGCACTTTGTAAAGAGAAAAAAGATCTAAGGGATAGTCATTATTTTCCCAAGGCCGCCTATAGGGAAGTTGGCAGATCAAAGACGAATAAAGAGCCGCCAGTGACGGTTGAGATGCAAAAAAGCTATTCACACTCAAGCGACCGGCAGTATAAGAAATATTTGCTCTGTGGCGACTGCGAGCAACTGTTTGCCACTAGAGAAAAAATAATGGCTAAATCTTGGCGGAAGCGCTCAGGATTTTTGCTGAAAAATCAACTTCGAAATATGAAGATTTATGAGGAATACGAGGGGCAAAGAGTATTTCCAGTTTACCCTCCGGTATCAATAAAACAGGATGATCTTTTTTATTTTATCTTGAGTATTGTGTGGAGGGCATCTCAGGGAGACTGGGGGGATCTTCCGGGCTTGACTGGAATACCACGCGATATGATAGATCGCATAGAGAAATACTTAACTGGAAAAGGCCCACAGCCAGCTGGTATAAAAATAATCGTTTATGTTGATTGGGAGGATCATCTCAAAGATATAATTCGGTTTACAACCGAACATCCTCATTATCCAGGAGGGTACTGGTGTGCGCAATTTGTTCTTCTTGGAATGACTGTTGATGTGTTTTTTGGATGTGATGTTGGTCAGGAATTAGATATTGCAACGCGTTTCAGAGGGGAGCGAATGATTTTGATTTTAGATAAGGAACGGTCTAAACAGTTTTATGAGTCGATCGCTAATGTTATGAGTGGGCCAGCTTTCAAGGCTCTATAGGAGAAGCTCTGGTAAGTTCTGGTTCTGTGAGTATTTAGGGCTGTGAGGTACGTAATGAGTGGGTTCTATTAGGGGTGGCGTAGAGATTTTTCCTGGTAGGTCAGCTCCAATTTCGCGACACGTTTTCGGGCATCACGTAATCGTGTCGCGGCGGCGTACGGAACTACTCTGATCCTGCTGGGCCAAGGCCGTGCAGGTGGTGAATCATCGAGGTCATGGCCTCGCCTTGTTCCTCGCCGTGAGAGGTCATCAGCTCAGCAAGGGCTTGGCGCGTGCCGGACAGGCAATGAAACCGAACCTTTACTTCGCCGCGGCTTTCTCTGACGCGTTCCGCGTTGCTCTTTGCCATGGTCTACCTCCTCAATTCCGCTGGCCGGCTCGTTACCAGGTGATGTATCTATGACTCAACTCACACTGGCAGGAGGCCGACATGAGGTTGCAGAGCGATGTAGATGCGCTGGCGGCGATCGAAGAGGATGCTAAAGCGATGCTGAAACGGATAGGGCTGCCGGACGATGCAGTGAAGCTGGAGGTGGTCGTGTTCCTCCGGGAGGTAATTGACCTGGCCAGCTACATGGATTCGATGCATCGAATCGTAGGGCCGCCGAACTTAGTATGAGCTGGCGTATTGTCCACCGTTGCGCTATTTGTGTACGGTCTGGCATGGGGCCAGTACGAGGAGAAGTCAGATGGGTATTAACAAATGTTGCGAAGTGTCCATGCATCAAATTGATGATGGTGATATCGCCGCTGATTTTGTGAAGAGCAGCGAGCGAAGATCGATAGGTAGAGACATGGCTTTCTATACCTGTGCTATGTGCAATGTACGCTGGTGCCATACACAGGAGGCGTTTGAACCATTCATATCCACTTGGGCTGAAGTGCTCTAACAGCGACGGTTTGTCCTGTGATTTACAGTTTGGCGCTGTCTTTCGTTGCGAAATTCGACTCGTTGGCATTTTGATGCATGTTTTATTTAATTGGATAAATTTTTTTCGGGGTTTTGATTGTGAATAGGGAAGTTTTCGGCAAAATAGCGGTGATTGGTGGATCTTATCTTATCCCTGCTTTGACAATTGTGTTTGCTGTGGTAAGCCTAATTCAGATTTATGGTCAGTTTTATGAGTATCGAATGCTTATTAATGATAGAACCATTGATTCAGATTCTCAAGCGCTCGATCTTGAAAAATTCCGAGCAAAGCTAGAAGGTATTGAGGGGGTTGTAAAAGAACTTCCTAGTAAAACTAGAGAAATGTTAGAAGGAGGTGCGGAATTAAGAGGCAATGTAGATTATGTGCTTCTTGACAAGCGTATTAGTGAGCTTTCTAACAGGCTTGGTGCGTTAGAAGCGGCGATTTCTGAAAGTCCTGAGAAGGCACTATCTATTCCGATGTTGCGCAAAGACCAAAAGTCTTTGTCAAAAGAACTGGATGCATCTCGGAGCGCGTTTAAAAGTGAAATGGATCGTTTGAATGATCAGTTTAGGTGGATATTGAGCGGAATCGCTACGGCTTTGGTTCTTATGCTCGGAGGCGCGTTAGCTATGCTCGGAAATATTTATTTCAAGTCAGCGCAAAAGGAATAGTGGATGCTTCGTCTATTAGGCCGCTAAGGACGATAACAATACTAAATTGATGGTTCAAGTGGGCGGTGACCTGATCGCGCTGATCTGGGATTGGAGTACCGATCAATGCGCACATTCCATCAGGCGGTTGACCTGCTTCTCGAACGCGATAGCCATGTTCACTGCTACCCGATAGTTGAAGCGGAAGGCCTTGGTCTTTCCGGTGACCAGGTCAATGATGTGGTAGGCATTGCCGACAGTCTTCACCTGGAAGCGCACTTTCTTATCCGGCGCTGCCAGACCAGCAAGGCGGGCGAACTCTCCACGGGCTGCGTGGGTGCGAATCAACAATGCGTCGAGAACTTCCCGGCGCTGTTGCATCAGTGGGTGCATTTGCATGGTTGATCTCTCAGTGTTGGGGTTGCGTTCATTCGTCAGCACACGGCGCCGCCTGCTGGTGCCGTTGGGCGCAGGGGAAAGTGCTGACGAATAGAGGTGGGGAAGCGTAGGTGCCGGGCAGCCCCGGCCTACTCACCACTGCCCAGGTGACGGGTCCTGTCGTAGACTGCAGGTTCGACCAAGCAGTACTACACGAGATAAGCATATGAGTAACAATGCAAAGTATTACACTGTTGATTCCGCGCGAAGTCTGGCCCCTTATTCTCAAATATCTCTAGGTACTTACACGCCCGATACGCCAGTGAAAACTGATTTCCTAAACCAAATACACCCTGAAGGCTTGTCCAAACACGGCTACAATTATCTCTACAATCCTGAAGTAGTGATGAATAGTTTAACTGGAGCGAGTAATTCTCTGTTAGTGGGGTTGATATTTGAGCTGGTGCGCCGTAGCTATTTCCCGGAAAAGCCATCCCGCTATCAGTCGCTATTTGCTTGCGAACACTTTAGTGACGCAAAGCGATTTAGGACGTTACTCGCGAAAGAGAAAAATAAACAAGAGATAGAGTCAGCCTCAATATATGAGGTAATTACCGAGAGCGCGGTTCATCGCGGTGATATGAATCTGTTAGGCACTGATTGCTCTGTATTGGAACTGTATCAGCGGGCACACCTTTACTGGTCCAGTGAGGAATCACCTCATAAATTGGCGGATGAGCCACTTTGGGAGATATTGATTCCTCTCCCAACATTGGTTGGGCAACGAGTGTCGGAATAGCGGGTCATTGGTGCAATTTATACCGGGAGGTTGCAGCCACACTACCAATCATCATCACGTTGTTTTCGCCTTCAGCAAAGTGGCTTTCTCCCTCCTCCAGCATCATCAGTGCGGTCTTTAAAGCCGTTATCGCGCAAGAGGGGGAGGCAGCATCCACGCTCAGCGTGTAGGTTTTGTTTTTTTCGCCCACCCTAATACCAAATAGAAATCCACGCCTGTCTTGTGTGGTGTCAGTCATTGCAACTCCGGGGTTTGTGCTGGCGGATGACGGGTAGAAGCGCCCGCCGATGTAAAAGGATAGGTGCCGGACAGCCCCGGCCTACTCACCACTGCCCAAGTGACGGGCTTTACGCTAGGCTGAGCGCTCTCACACAACGCAGCTTGCAAAGGAGGGCGAACTTGCTATGCGCAAATTCAAACTGAAGTACCTGAATGACTCCGACGATTCGTGCCCGAAGTACTACGAAAGCGCCGAGCCGATAAAGGTTGGTGATGCCATTCTTGTTGATAACGGCTTCTGGCACGGGGTTACGGACATTCGAATTCTGAAGACAGATATTCGTCTAACTCTTTCGAAATCGTCTCAGTCACCGGAAGAGGCAAAGCTCGTAATGAAGCAACTATTGTCCGACTGGTAACGATCGTTGCGTACTTGAGGCAGCTCGCCGCGTCGAGTTCTTCACTCGGTTGCATCAAAGTAATTTTCGTGCGAAGCCCAGGCTCAGCCTTGCTGAGCCACCGTCATAAGAGCGGCCCTATTCGAGATGCCAGTGATGGAGCTTCAACTCGCGGTAACTTTGCGTTGCTGTCCACTGAATGCTGCATTTAGATGCTCCTCTTGGTCATCCCAAAGCACCCTCGCAAGAAGGTGCTTCAGTGATGATTGATATCTCGTTGCACGTCTGCCGGAGTCCTCTCTCTACCCACTGCCGCTACTGGCGTCACATCGGGTGGCTGTGCAACTTTGCGTGCTCTCATGAGGGAGCCCGGCCAGTTCCAGAGCTGGCATGGGGATCGAAATTTGTGTTTCGCGCTGTTCCCGTTGCCGGGGATCGATCCGCGAAGATTTTTGACTGTTAAAGAACGGCGTAGCTTTCGCTACTTGGCCGGCGTAGTGGCTTGAAGCTATTTAAGCAAGCTGAAATCAAGCAGTCAAGCAAACTTAATGAAATTATTCAGCAATCTGAAATCAACAGTCATAAAAAAGCCCGCGTTTGCGGGCTTGTTTTAAGCGTCACAGTATTGTTTCCACCCGATCTTTATTGCACCACCTTGTAAAGATTCAACCATCACACCGTCAGTCTCGCTGATATCGTCAATTAGTCGCTGCCAGTCTTCCTCGGCCTCGTGCTCCAACCTCGACACCGTGACGGCCATTCTCTTCTGAACACTCGGTGCAGCGATTAGTGCCTGGACGCGCCGGCCCGCGAGTTCGTAAGATGTGGTGGTGCTGGGTGTCGCGGTCGATCGTAGAGACATGGGTGTTCCTTACCTTTAACTGTATGAATGTACAGTATTATTTCAACGCAGTTGATTGGCAAGGTTTTAGGAGTACATTTGTACTCCTTTGTCTTCGGGCAGCAAAAAGCCCGCTTTTGGCGGGCTTGGGGTTAGCGGGTAGGGAGTAAGTGGGGCTATAACTTCTGCAGCGCCCGGACTACGACACCTACAATGCGGCAGTCTTCGGCCAGCATCTCAGTTGGATACGCGGGATTCAACGGCTTCAAAAAACGCCTGCCGCCATCATCCACAAGCTTTTTGAAAGTGGCTTGATCGCTATCGGCGAGTTTTGCGACAACCAGTTTGCCCGATTGCACATCTGCCTCAGTGTCGACGAGGATAAGTGTTCCCTCTGTGATGCTTGTGCCTACCGGCGATGTCATCGAATCGCCTTTCACTTCCAGCCAGAACGCGGTTCCTTTGGAGTCATAGTCGGAGAGCTCGTACCGATCTGAGAAACCAGGCGGGAAGGGCTCCACAGCCTCGGCCCACGCCCCTGCAGCTACCCAGCTGATAACCGGATATCGAAACGACTCCACGGGTTGCCGAGCCGCGCCTACATTCGAATCAGGTTCAACCTCTTCGCCTTCGCCGATTGCAAGCCATTCAGCCCTGAACCCCGTGGCCTTAGCCAGCGCGTAGAGGTTTTCAGGCCGAATACTTTTACTTTCGCCTGAGATCCATTGAGTAACGGCAGAATTCGCCACTCCGCAAAGGGCGGCGATTTCCCCTTTCTTTTTCCCACTGAGCGCAATGGCTCGGGCAATACGTTCGTGTCTTTCCATGACGCCAATATTAAGTTAGCTGAATTTAAGTATGCAGAGTGCTTAATTCTTCGTTGACGCCATAACTTCAGCATGCTGAAATTGCGGCACGCTCGAATGAGGATGCGCAATGAATACGCGTGAGGTCGCCGAACACTTCGGCAGCAAGAAAAAGTTAGCGGTTGCGCTGGGAATCCATCCAAGTGCCGTGACCATGTGGGGGGAAACGATCCCAGAGTCCCGCCAGTACCAGATTCAGGTCCTTTCCAAGGGGAAATTCAAAGCAGAGCGCAAAAGCGACGCCCCATAGCTGCCCTGATCCATGAGTTGAATTCTACTCCGCCACTAGCATCACGCCACGGAAACAAATTTGAGGTTTTACGAATGGAAGATTTCTTGAGGGCTTGCCACACCACCGTCAAGGAAAGTGGGGCAGAGGAGTTGGCCGGGAAGATGTGCATGGCACACGTGAGCTTGCTCCAGCGCTCGAACCCGGACAACGCGGCGCATCACCTGACTATTGAGCACCTGTTCGGAATCTTGCTGCACACCGAGGACATGCGTCCGCTGAAAGCCTTGGCCGATCAGTTCGGTTTTGAACTCGTTCCAAAGATCGCTCCGGCACCTAAAGAGCTGACCGCGTCTCTGGTGCACGTCGGCAAAGAAGTCGCAGACCTGACTATCGCAGTGCACGAAGCACTGGATGACCAGCACGTTTCGGTAAGTGAAAAGACCGACATTCTCAACGAGATCGGTCATGTCCGCGAAAGCCTGCATCTGCTTGAAAGCTCGGTCAAAGCCGCCTGAATTGCAAGCATAAAAAAACCGCCTGGCAGGGCGGCTTAGTACAACTTCATTTCGAGGTGAATAGTGACCAATAAGACCCCCAGAGTCAACAGTTCCGGTGATGTCGCGACACCTTATGACCAGTCTGCAAAAGTGTCTCGACACCACCATGCAAGCCAGTCTGCAGCGATGAGTGCCGCCCTCATGGTTGGTTCGCAGTACTCGCACGAATCCAAATCTCACTTCTGCCGGCAATGCCTGAATCACCTCAAGGCATCACTGGCAACTGTCCAGGATGTTTCTGCATGAGCACCATCATTATGAGTCTGTGTTGGCCGTTGCAGGGCATGAGCGGCCCGCAAAAGGCTGTGCTCATATCGCTGGCAGATAATGCTAACGACGAGGGCGTCTGCTGGCCTTCGGTTGCCCGTATTTCGGAGCGAACCTGCCTTGCTGAACGGACAGTTCAAACTGCAATCAAGTGGCTGGGGCAGGTTGGGTTGCTGTCAGTTCGTGAGCGAATGGGTCGTTCGACAATGTACACCCTAACCCCAGCAGCATATGCACCCCCGCGAGAGTCGCACCCCGCAGCAGCTGCACCATCACCCCCGCAGCTCACTACAGAAACCCCCGCAGCAGCTGCACCCAGAACCGTAATAGAACCATCAAGTGAACCGTCACCTCTTGTCGGCGATGAGCAAACGCCGAAAGTCTCGAAGACGAAATGCCCGACTCAGGCAATCGTGGACTTGTTCAACAAGACCATTCCCGAGTTTCCTCGCGTCGTGATGCTGACCAAGGATCGGATCGCAAAGATCGGTGCTCGCTGGAACGAAAGCGAAGTCCATCAGGATCTCCAGTTCTGGGCTGAGTACTTCGCTTTGGTGCGTTCGAGCAAGTTCCTCATGGGGGAGGTATCCGCTTCCGGGGGCACTCCTTTCCGCTGCAACTTCGACTGGCTGATTGCACCGAGCAACTTCGTCAAGGTCGTTGAGGGTAACTACCATGCGTGACCCTCACAGCATCGAGGCTGAACACGGCCTGCTGGGCGCCATGATGCAGCGCCCAGACCTGATCGATACGCTTTGCGAAGACTTGTCCGCAGAGGCGTTTTACTTCCCGGCAAACGCCGATGTGTACCGCAGCATCATGGCTATACGTTCGGCTGGTCAGGCGGTTGACTTCCTGACTGTGGGTAATCACGTCGGTTCGATGGACGACGGCAGCCCGGCATTCGCTTATTGCGCCGAAATCGTCAAAAACACTCCGAGCATTGCTAACGCCAGAACATACGCCCAGATCGTTCGTGAACGGGCTATTGACCGGGCGCTCTACGACCTTGGCAGCCAGGCGATGGAAATATCCCAGGGCACCGAGGACACGCAGGCGAAGATTGCCGCTGTTCAGGCTGCGGCCATGGCGATTGATTGCGGCTCGGGTGATGACGACATCGTCAAGGTGGGGGACGTGTTGGTCGACCAGATCGAGGTCTGGCAGGAACGCCATGATCGTCATTGCCGCGGTGAAACGCTGATCGGTCTATCGACCGGCCTGAAAGATCTAGATGAAAAGCTGGGCGGCTTGCAGCCAGATCACCTGTACATCGTTGCCGGCCGTCCTGCCATGGGCAAGACCACACTCGCCATGGGGTTCTCAATCGATGCGGCGGTACGCCAGAACAAATCAGCGCTCGTCATCAGCCTTGAGATGAACAAAGGTCAACTGGTGGACAGGGCTACGGCTTCCGAGGGGCGCATCCCACTAACGCTGGTGAAAAACGGAACCGCCTGCGAGACACACGGCACTGAACTACAGGCCGCTGCCGGGGTACTTCGCCGCGCTCCGCTGTACATCGCTGACCGAGCTGGTTCGTCAATTGGACGCATTCGCTCGCTCGCTCGCCGTCACAAAATGCGTTACGGCCTAGACCTGCTGATGATCGATTACTTGCAGTTGGTGGAAGGCGAGGGCGGCAACCGAACCGAAGAGGTCAGCAGCATAAGCCGCGGCTGCAAGTTGCTCGCCAAGGAACTGAGCATCCCCGTTGTGTTGCTCAGCCAGCTGTCCCGTAAATGCGAGGAGCGTCCGAACAAGCGCCCAATTCCTTCTGATTTGAGGGAGTCCGGAGCCATTGAGCAGGACGCCGATGTGATCCTGTTCGTGTATCGCGACGAGGTCTATCACGAAAACACCGAAGCCAAAGGTATTGCCGAAATAATCATCGGCAAGGGGCGCGACATCGAGATGGGCACTGTCCGCACGGCGTTTCTTGGTCAATTCAACCGCTTCGAAAATCTTGCTGCCGGGTGGAAGCCAGAGCCTGTCGAACAGCCGGAAAAAGTCACCAGCCTAGCCAGCCGTTACCGCAAAAAGGATTCGTTTTGATGAATACAAGACGACTCGCTGCTCCCGACCCGTCCACATACCGTTTCGCGGTGTTCTGCTGCTCGTTCAAGGTTGACCTGAGTTCTCCGCCGGATCACGCACTGGCATTGTTCGCGGATGAGGCCATGGCCAGGCGTTACGGCGCATGGATGTGGCCGGGTACCTACGAAGTCGTCGACGTCACGAAGAGGAGACCGCCATGCGCGTGACCTCGAAGAAGCTCCGCGCCTCCGCCAACGGCCAAGAATGCACCGTCCGTATGCCGGGAATCTGCAACCACAATCCAGAAACCACCGTCCTCGCGCATCTGCCTTGCGGGCAGAAGGGCATGGGCATGAAAGGCTTTGACACCGTGGCGGTGTACGCGTGCAACGCTTGCCACGACGTGATCGACGGCCGCACCGCCGGCAAGATCGACTGGCAGGACGTGCCGCGCGCCATCGCCGAAACCCACGAAGCCTTGATCAGGGTTGGAGTTCTCACCGTGAAGGGGACCGCATGAGTACCGCCGCGGTGAAGATCACCGAAGCTGAGATCAAGCGCCAAGTGGCCGGCACCGTAAAGGACGTACGCGACATTGAGAATAAGGGCCTGTACCTGCGCTTCAACAAGGCTCGAACCGGTGGCTCGTGGTACTTGGTGTTGAAGGGCAAGTGGAATCCCATTGGCACGTTCCCCGAGCTGACTCACAAACAGGTTGTAGCGGCGCTGCCGTCGCTTCGGCTGCGTTTGGCCGCCGGGGAGGGCGCGAGCCTGTCGAAGTGGAACGCTGTTGGCGAACTGCTGGACTGGTTCGCGGATCGCATGTCGCGCGATCGCAACCTGTCGACCAAGCGTAAGAACACTGGCGCCTCAATCATCAAGTGCCACCTGAAACCGCGCCTCGGTGAGCTGCCCCTGATCGGCATCGACAAGGCCGCACTCGACACCCTGCTGATGTGGCCGCTGCAGGAAATGGTGTCCATCGACTACGTGCGTTCGGCATTCCAGCTCCTGGCTCTGGCATTCCGGCAGGCCGCCAAGCTGGGGATGATCACGTCCAACCCGATGGCAGCGATCCGGTTCAACGACTTCTCCAAGGCGAAGGTCGGCATCAAGCCGTCCCGTCTGCGCGGCGTTCAGTTGGAAGGCCTGCTCGGGCAACTGGCCGAAGTCATGAGCACCGCGCCGCTGGATTCGATGCTCGCACTGATGATGCTCTGCCATGGGACGCGGATCGGTGAAACCCGTATGGCGCGCTGGTCGCACATCAGCCTGGCCGAGCGCGAATGGTTCATCCCGGCCGAGAACACAAAAACCGGTGTCGAGCATCACCTGCCCCTGACCGAGCAGGTTTGCACGCTGCTGACCCGGTACCGAGAAGGTCAGTACGCCCGAGGCTATGACGGCCAATGCCTTTTCCCTGCGCGCAATGGCAAGGCGCTGGGCGAGGCACAAGGCTGCGCCGTGTTCCGTCGGTTGGGAAAAGGCGAGTGGACCAGTCACGACCTGCGCAAGGTGGCGCGCACTGGCTGGGCAGATCTCGGCATCGACCACCTGATTGGCGAGCTGCTAATCAACCACGCGATGGGGCACAACGTGAAGGTTTACATCCAGTCAGATGTGATGAGCCGCAAGCGGGATGCCCTTGAACAGTGGCACGCGCATCTAGATCAGAAAGGCTTTACGGCGATTCACGGATTGACCGGCTTTAGATTTGAAGATTCCGGTAATCCGCTGCAAGCCACAGACCATAAGGCCTGCAAGGCCATTGAAAAAACAACCATAGGCGAGGTTTCAAAACATGCAGAAAGGGGCAGTGCCTGGCTTTAAGCGGGAACGGATCGAGCTGGAGCATTGTTCGATCTGCAAGGGGAAAGCAGTAGTGAAGGGGCTGTTTTATGAGCTGGTTTGTGCTGATTGCAACGGTTCAGGTTGGCTTGTTCAGGGCAGCAAGTTGGTGCTTTCTTCCGACGAGTTGGTCACTCAGTTGAGCTTCAAATTGCAGCATGCTCAGCGTGAAATCTCAGCGCTAAAAGGTTCGCCACTGATGAGCGAATTACAAAGCCAATACGAACGATCGAACCGCCTGGGGGCGGGCGGCACAAACTACACAGGGGATTGAAGGAATGATGATTCGTAAACCGGCAGGACGGCCGTTGGGAGACACCGAGTATCTGCTCGAGCAGTGGGGGTGGTGGAGGATGGATGGAATGGGCATTCCAGGTTACACGTCTCCGACACTCGCTCTAATGCGTCAAGTTACAGCTCTAGCAACAGCAAGCAAAAATTATTGCATTACCGATGACTGGGCTATGTCTATTGACAATGCCGTCGCTAGGCTCACACACCGTGATCAACAAATGGGCGACATTATCTGGCTGTATTACGGAGATAAATGGGCTATGGCAAAAGTCGCAAAACATTATGGGGTCAGTGAAGGCAAGGCGCGCGAGCTGGCTAGGGCAGGGGCTGCATGGATTGACGGTGTTCTCTCAATTTTATGTGCAGCTTGAGCCTGGAATAGATAATAAATACAGCCGTCTCAGTGCGGCTGTATTTATAATTAATCGGATTGCCCGGTTGTTATTTTTTTTTAGTTTCTTCTTTGTTCGATTTTCCAAACTTTTGTACGGCTTCAGCTATTGATATCGCTTTGTCAAATATTTTTGGATCAAATTTGTCAGAGTCAGCGCCTGAAAAAGCAGAGCTTGAGTTGATGTTCCAGTGTTCAAAGGCTTCTTTTACTTGCCCCCATTGTGCCTCTGCGCCATAACTTTCTAAGTAAAATTTGCCGAAGTTAATTGCATGTTTTCTTTCGCTGTTTTTAATTGCTTCATGGGTGAACGACTGGCTGTAAGTAAAGCAGTATTTTGCTAAGGCGATAAACAATCCAATTACTATTATTCCTTTAAACGCTAAGAAAGAAACTACCGGCCAAGAGATTTTGTCAGAATCTTCCAGCGCCGTTAAGCCCGCTAGCCCGAAATAAATCCCTGTCCCCACTCCTCCTGAAAGTGAAAGAAGCCCAGCTATAGACCATAAAGTACCCTTAAAATGGTAGCTTTCTGCAGAAGTGTCCAGTGCTGAAATAGCCTCATTCACGTAGCTGTTAGATCGTGCTTGAATCTGATTTCTGCTTTCTTCGCGGTAGCGCTCTTTTTCTTTCTCTAACTCATCGAGTTTGATTTTGTGTTGTAATTCTTGTTCGTCAAATTGTTTTTGAAGTGTTTGCTTTAGTAAGCTTGCCTCAAGCTCTCGAAGCTCTAACTCCGCTTGCTCTTCTTTGATTCTATCTTGGTGGCTTCTTAATTCTTGATCAACTCTGAATATTCGGAGTTCGTAATCTGATTGCAATTCACCTCTTAAGCGTTCCAGCTCCTGCTTCTGTTTGTCAATTTGCTGTCTATACTCTTTTTCACGATCAAAACTTTCTTGCTCGCGCTTTGTAAGCTCCTCTTGCCTTTTTAGTAGGTCTTTTGTGATTGTCTCAATTCTATGTATGTCTTTATTGGAAAGGGCTGAATTGATGCTTGCTTTAACTAGCCGCTTATTTTCTAGGTTGTCAGTTCCGCCAAATCTTAGAGGTAATATGTGATCAATTACCATGTCATCGTAACCAAGAAAAGGCTCGCCGCTGATCTGGCATGTCGCTCCGTCGCGTTCTAACAGTCTTTTCTTTAGTTCATGAATTCTTTTACTTTTTATATAGTTTTTCCGTTTGTTATTTTCGTATTCGTTTTCGTTTTCGTTTTCGTTTTCGTTTTCGCTCATTACTTTGAGTCCTAGCGCTATGGGGCTAACCGAAAAATTATCGCTGACAGTAGCAAAATGCCACTTTCTAGTCCAGTAAGCGTGTGATAGCTGCACAAGCGATAAGTGGATTTAATGTTTGGTTTGACTTTTCCGCGCGGAATAGATGTGTTTTTATAGCAGCGTGAACTGCTGTGAACGCAGCGAGACGCTTTCAAAACCCGGCTATCGAGTCGGTTTTTTTATGCCTATTTATGAGCCCTGCCATCGTGCAGGGCTTTTTCGTTTTCGGTCCCATGCCTAGCTCTTTGCTCCTAGCGGATGCCAGTGACATGGAGGCCGAACCTACTCGAGGACTGCAGATGAATACGGAGCACCAAACTCTCGCCGATGTACCGCTTTGGCTTCTAGTGCTGCTGAGCATGGCTGGACTGTCGGGGGAGATGCTGAGAGCGTCAGGTAGCGATCTGGGCCTACAGCAAATCCTGCAACGCGTAGCGTTACGGTTCCTCGCGTCCGGCCTTTTGGGAATGGCCACTTTGCTGCTAGCAATGGCGCTCTGGAACAACCTCTACGTGGCTGCGGGATTGGGCATCGTCATAGCTGTGATTGGTGCTGATGTAGCCGGTGGTTTGTACACCCAATTCTTGGCAAAGAAGGCAGGCATCCAAATCGACGAGTAAGTCGCTGACAATCAAATATTCCAAGGAGATCGGCCTACGCAGTTCCGTGTGAAACGATGACGGCAGGAGTGGTGGGTCAAAGGTGAGACAGGCGATGAAGCGGAACTGACCTACCGCCGGGGACCCTGGGGTTATCCGAAGGGTACGGGGTCGGAAACCCGCGGGAAAGCGTTAGCCACAGGGCTGGAAAGTTAGTTGACAGCGGTTGACAGGTTGACAAGGAATTCTGTGTTTTCAGCGACAGAGTTCGCATGATCCAAACAGTGTTTTTTAATGAAGTCCCCCCGGTTCTATTGGGCTGTAGGCGTTTTCATGCCTGTTCAATTTCTTGAACAGCAGCCCCTGTGCAATGGCCAGAAGGCTTGTCAACTAAGCCGGGTTAGTTGACAGGCTTAACAAGCCACGACGATGGAGGCCGCATGGCTTTTGTAACTCGCAAGGAGTACTGCGAGCTGAAGGGGTGGTCTCGGCAGTACGTTGGCAAGCTGGTCAAGAGTCAACGACTGGTTCTGAATGCCACCGGGAAGATTGATGTGGAGGCCAGCGAGAAGCTTCTGGCCATGACGAGCGACCCGAGTAAGGCCGCCGTCGTCGCTCGACATGAGCGCAATCGCCCGAAGCGGAGTGATCAGCCACCGCTGGAAATAGTCATCGCAGACTTTGTAGATGACCCCTCTGGTCAGGTACCCGACTTTCAAAAGTCACGCGCTCTTCGTGAGCACTACCTGTCGCTTCAGGAAAAAAACAACTTCCTTAAAGCCCAAGGCACCTTGGTAGAGCGCAAAGCGGTCGAAGATGCGGCCTATAACGCCGGTCGCTTACTGCGCGATCTTTTGCTTGGAATGGCTCCACAGCTATCGCCTGAACTGGCCTCGCTGTCTGATCCATGGCAAATCGAAAAGCGTCTGACGGCCGCTTTACGACAAACACTGGAAGATGCTGAGCGGCTGTCTACAGCAGATCTCGAACAAGCCATTACCCCGAGCTAACCCTATGTCCTTAGAAATGTCGAACGGTGCGACGGTGTACCGCGAAGCGTATTTCCGTGGGCAGCGACCAGAGCCAGATGTCTGGATTGATCAGTGGGCCGACGAGTACATGCGCATCCCGCGCGACACGGGTGCGGCCGAGCCTGGTCAATACCACACTTCGCGCACCCCTTATGCGCGTGAGCCGATGCGCTGTCTGTCACCTGCCCACCCGTGCAAGCGGGTGGTGACCATGGTGGCTTCGCAGTTGATGAAAACTCAGATCGCCTTGAACTGGATCGGCGGCCTGATCCATATGGCCCCGTCCAACATCCTCACGTTGTTGCCCAGTCTGGGGTTGGCCAAGCGGGTATCGTCGCGGATTGGTAAAACCATCAAGGCTACGCCGGTTCTGCGTGAGCGCGTGGCGTCCAACCGCTCGCGAGATGCGCGCAACACCATGGACACAAAGGAGTTCGAGGGTGGTTCGCTGTACATCACCACGGCCGGTTCTGCGGCCAACCTGGCGGAGCTTTCCGCACGCTACATCTACGGCGACGAGGTTGATCGCTGGAGTGTGGACGTGGGCGAAGAGGGCGACCCGGTCGAGCTGGCCGAGACTCGCGGTAGTACTTTCGGCCGTAACGCCAAATTTTATTTTTCCAGTTCGCCGACGGTCAGGGGGGCGTCCCGGATCGCTGATCTGTTTGAGGTCAGCGATCAGCGTTACTACTACGTGCCGTGCCCAACCTGTGAACACATGCAGGTTCTGGAGTGGGAGCGTTTGCATTACTCGGCGGATTTTCAGGTTGTGCATTACCAGTGCGCCGGCCCCGACTGCGACGTACTGATCGAGGAGCGCTATAAGGGCGAGATGCTGGCGAAAGGGGAGTGGCGAGCACACACCCAAGGCGATGGTGAAACCATTGGTTTTAACTTGAATGCGTTGTACTCGCCGCCCGGCTGGACCGGTTGGGCCTCGTTGGCCAAGCAATTCGAGAAGGCTAAAAAGGCTCAGGCCAAAGGCGATCTGGAGCCGATGCAGGTGTTTTACAACACCCGTCTGGCCAAGGTCTGGGATAGCGCTCAGGAGCAAACCTCAGCCGGTGTGCTGATGGATCGGGCGCGACTGGAAAGCTACGGGCTTGGCTCAATGCCCGACGGCGTGTTGATGCTGACCGCTTCTGTTGACACCCAAGCCAACCGCCTGGAACTGATGGTGATGGGTTGGGGCGCTGGCATGGAGCGCTGGGTGGTCGACTTTCAAGTGATCTCCGGCGACCCCGCCGATGAGCGCACCTGGGCGGCGCTGGACGAGTTACTCAAGGCCCGTTACCGACACCCTTGTGGTGCTGAGCTGATGATCATGGCTACTGCGGTCGACTCCGGTGGTAACCATACGGATGAGGTCTATCAGTTCTGTCGTATGCGCCGCTGGCGCAACGTGTTCGCCATCAAGGGGGCGAGCAAGCGGGGCCGGCCGGTGATCGCGCAGCGACCTTCGATGGTCGACGTGACATGGAAGGGCCTGACTGAACGGCATGGCGCCGAGCTTTGGATTGTCGGTACCGACACGGCGAAGGACTGGATCTATAACCGCTATGTATTCGACACCGGCCCGGGAGCGCTGCACTTTGCCAACGACCTGCCGGATGACTTTTTCGCCCAGTGCGTGGCTGAGCGCAAAGTCACCCGTTACGTCAGGGGGCATAAACGCATCGAATGGACCAAGGGCAAATCCGAGCGTAACGAAGCGCTCGATCTGTTGGTTTACAACCTCGCCATGGCCCATTACCTCGGCATCAATCGCTACCAGGATCACGATTGGGCGCGGATTCGGCAGGCGGTCAACGAGTCGGTTTCGGGCGATAGCAGCCAACCCGTTCAGAGCGAACGGCTCAGCCGGCCAGTCGTAACACCGGCAGCACCGCAGGCGCCGCAACCAGCCGTGAAATCACGTCCGGCAGCCGCTCCCCCACAACGCCGCAGTTCCACCAGTGGCTACCTGAAGAGACGCTGATATGTCATTTACGAAAAAGCACCTCGACGCGGTTGAGGCGGCCATTGCTCGCGGTGAGAAAACTGTGCGCTACACCGACCGTACCGTGGAATACCGCACGGTCGATGAGCTGCTCAAGGCGCGCGAAGAAATACGCTCGTCGCTGGCCAGCGCCGCCGGGCCACGTTCGCGCGTGGTTCGCCTTTATCACGGGGGCAGGGGACTTTAATGGCCCGACATTTTCCGACGTTGACCCGTAACGGCTTTGTGCTGCCGTCCAACATCAAGGCCAGTTACGAAGGCGCTGGTGAAGGCCGCCGATCCGCTAACTGGGACGCTCCCGACAACGGGATCAACAGCATCAACACCCCGGCACTGCGCAATTTGCGGTCGCGCTCCCGGGCAGCGGTTCGCAATGACCCGTATGCCTTCAACGTCATCGACAAGCGCGTCAGCAACCTGATCGGCACCGGCATCACCCCTCGGCCAGCGACCGATGATGATGCCCTGCGCAAGCTGCTGCAGGAGCTGTGGAGCGATTGGGTTGATGAGTCTGATGCGGATGACCGCACCGACTTCTACGGCCAGCAGGCGCTGGTGGCGCGCACGGTGGAAACATCGGGCGAGTGCTTCGTCCGGTTGCGTCCTCGCAGTCGGGACGAAGGTTTGGCGGTTCCGCTGCAGTTGCAGATCCTGGCGCCGGAGTTCGTGCCGCACGATAAATTCGAGAGCACCAAGAACGGCAACGTCATCCGAGCCGGCATCGAGTTCACGCCCGGCGGCAAGCGGGTAGCGTATTGGATGTACCTGTCGCACCCGCGTGATGCGGCCTCGTTGAACGCCGGCTACAACCAGCTAGTGCGCGTCCCGGCCACGCAGGTGCTGCACATCTTCGAACCGGTCGAACCTGGCCAGTTGCGCGGTGTGCCGCGCTTGTCGCCGGTTCTGAAACGGCTACGCAGTTTGGACAACTACGACGACGCGGTGCTGTTCCGTCAGGAGGTGGCCAACCTGTTTGCAGGCTTCATCACTCGCCCCCCGCCGGAATCGGGACCCATGCCGCGCGACCCGGTTACCGGTGCGCCGCTGGTTACGGATCGCGATGGTTTTACGCCGATGGTCGCGCTCGAACCCGGCACCATGCAGGAACTCGGTCCGGGCGAAGAGGTGGAATTTTCCAAACCGCCGGATGCGGGCAACAACTACCCGGACTTCATGCGTCAGCAGTTGATGGCTGCAGCGGCGGGTAGCGGTACGCCTTACGAGATCCTCACCGGCGACATGCGCGGAATCAACGACCGAGCATTACGGGTGGTGCTCAACGAGTTTCGGCGCCGCCTGGAACAACTGCAATTCAGCGTGTACGTCCACCAACTTTGCCGCCCGGTGCGGGCCGCTTGGATGGACATGGCGGTGCTGTCGGGTGTTCTGGTGCTGGACGATTACGCACAGAAGCGCCGCCAGTACCTTCGCACTCGCTGGGTACCGCAAGGCTGGGCCTATATCCAGCCGGTTCAAGACGTGCAAGCAAGAGCGATGGAGGTGAGAGCTGGTTTTTCGTCGCGCAGCGAGATGGTCCTGCGTACCGGCTACGACGCCGAAACGGTCGATCTGGAAAACGCCGCCGATCTGAAGCGGGCCACAGAGCTTGGCCTCAACTACAACACCCTGGATGCCGTCGAAGACACCGACGACAAGGAGCAACCATGAGCAAGCGCGCGAAACCGCGTATTTACAACCGCGCCGGCAAACGCGTCGAGGTCAAGGACAAGACTTGGTACGCCGTTCATGCCAGCGGCGAGTCCACCGAGCGAGTGATCGAAGTCTTTGTCTATGGCGAGATCGGCGCGTGGGGCATCACTGCCAATCAGTTCGTGCAGGATCTGCGCGCCATGGACGACGGTGTGTCGCCGGTGGTCGCCGCGTTTAACAGTATCGGCGGTGACCTGTTCGACGGGCTGGCCATGCACAACGCGCTGTCGCGGCTGGGCGAGCGCTGCACCGGCCGGATCGATGCACTGGCCGCGAGTGCGGCCAGTGTGGCCGTGTGCGGCGCACACCGCGTAGTCATCGCGGCCAACGCCATGTTGATGATTCACAACCCATACACCTATACAGGCGGTAGCGCTGAGGACTTCCGCCGGGTTGCTGATGTATTGGATCAGACCTTGGAGGCGATCATCGCGGCCTATAAGGCCAAGGCGCCCGACATTGATGACGCCGAACTGCGGCGAATGGTTGATGCTGAAACTTGGCTGACCGCCAACGAAGCGGTGGCTTTGGGGCTGGCCGATGAAGTGGGCGACGGCGTCAAGGTCAAAGCCTGTCTCGGTCAAGGCGCGGTGCTGCAACGATTCCAGAACGCACCGGCTGATTTGCTGGCCCAGCTCGACGAGCCACCTGAAGCGGATCCTGATCTTGATCCTGTCGATCCGCCGCTGGTGCCGCCAGTAGTCGACTCGGCCAAGTTGGCATTGATGGTCACTCAGCGCTGCACGGCGGCGGGCATCAGCAACCTGATCGAGCCGCTGCTCAAGTCAACCCAGCTTGAAAGCGAAGAGATCGTTTTAGCCGGTCTGGCGCGCGCCAAGGCGGTAAACGACCTCTGCGTGGCTGCGCGGCTGCCGGAATTCAGCGCCGAGTATGTCGCTGCAGGTCTGGACGAGGCGGCGGTGCGGGCGCGTCTGTTCGACAAAATTGTCACCAGCGGTAAGGGCTTTGAAATCGACAACAGTCTGCCGCTGGCGGACGATCTGGCGCCCAAGGTGCTGGCCAAACAACCTGACCCCAACTCGATTTGGGCTGCTCGCCAAGCGGCCCAAACTGGAACCGCGCAAAGCGCGAAAGGAGCACGAGCATGACCATCAAAAAGGAACCGATGCACGCAGGTGAATTCCTGCTGTCCGAAGGCGCCGGAAACATTTCGCGGGAAACGATCAATGTCGCCGCCGGCCCGGCACTGAATCCGGGCCAAGTCCTCGGTCTGGTGACGGCCTCGGGCGAGTTTGCGCCGTATGATCCGGCCGCCGAAGACGGCACCCAATCTGCTGTCGCGATCCTTTACGGGCCGTTGGGCGAGTCGGACATCGTGCGCCGTGGTCGCGCGGTGGCGCGCATGGCTGAGGTCAGCGAAGCGCATCTGACAGGGCTGGATCCTGAAGCCGAAAAAGATCTTGCCGCTCATTTCCTGATCGTCCGCTAAGACGTTTCCTTCTTTCATATGCATCCCGCCGCGTGCGGGATTTTTCGTTTCTGGAGAGTACCCATGGCCGATATCGCCATTTTTGAAGACGAAGCGTTTACCGTTACCTCGCTGACCGCTGCACTCAATGATCAACCCTACCTG